ATCATCCCCTCGACCGTCGCCGCGAGACCTCTCAACATGGCCAGCAGAGTCGGCGTGTCGAATTCAAACGTTCCGCCTGGCCCCTGGTCATAGGCGTTAGCGTGGGCCAATAGCGCTTGGTCGGTGAGCTGATCCTTCGACGGGACTGGGTCGCGCGCACCCTCGGGCTTACTTCCTGGCCACTCACAACCCGACTTGCCACAGAACGGCGTTCGAATGTTCGGAGTGCACTTACACATTCGGCTTCTCTACTTGCGGTTTCCCAATGGTCACCGAGAAGCTGCACTGGCCAACCATCGACAGAAGCGAAAAGCAAAGTAGGATCACGCCCCACTTGATGAGGAAGCGGCCGAGACTGTCCCGCTCCTTTGTCGGCGCTTGCTCGCTCATAGACCCACCTTGTCGCTCATCGCGCCTCCCGCTTCGAAACAATCTTGTCGATACCTGCTTTGAACTCAGCAATCTCTGAATGCGTCAGCAACCGAGCCGTGCCACCGCAGATCCGCACGTACTTGCAGCCTTCGTACTTGCTGCGACGGTTTCGGTTCGATATCAGGCCGGCATAGTGATTGACTCGGCTCGTCATGTGGACCTCATACGATGTTCCCGACATATTGCGCGCGCCTCTTCCGCCGATTCCAAATTCACAGCCAACTGCTCTTTCAGATGCCACGCTTCGTATTTCCCGCTTACCCAGCAAGCCGTGTACTGACCGCAATCGCTCACCTGGTGATATTTGCTCGCTCGCGTGAAAACCAGCGAGGTCTCTACTTGAACTGAGCTATCAACTTGAGCCGTCATCTCTCTTCACATGCCGTTGGAGGGCAGACCTAGCCTCCTAGATCTGCCTTCACATGCCGCCCGGAGCCTGCATGACCCGCCAGCCGTTCGACGCAAGGGCGCTAGCTTCGCCACCCTTATTCCCCTGTTTCAGCGTCTACCCACGGTAGGGGTATCAAGCTGCGTCGCCGTGGTTAAGTCATGGCCCCCGACGCAGCGGCGTCAGCCACTACGTCGCTCGCAACACCTCCGTGACTGCATACAACCCATGCTTCTGATGCATGTCGTTGAAGTCCCCGATCTCCGGCGGCATTCGCCACTCCAGCCCGGTAGCACGAGCTGCTTGCTCGCCTCGCATTGATTCGTCGTTGTCGGCGCACACCAGAGCGCCGGGAAAATGTTCCGCGACTAGCTCCAGGTTGCCGGCGCTAAAACAAACGATGATTGAATGCGGCCCAGGAAGGAGCTGGAGCGCCGCGTGGATACTCAGGCCAGTTGCGTAGCCTTCGCATAGGATCGTGCGCCGTGCGTGCCCCTGCGCCACACCAATGCGATAAACACCGCATCGCGTGCGCCCGCCGGCCAGAAATTTTTTGGCGCCGCTCGCGTCGATCGTTTGCACGCTGATGACACGGCTGTAGTTAGTCGCGTCTCGAACTGGCACGAGCAGCTTGTCGTCATGCACCAGCCCAAGCAGCTTCGGGAAACCCTTGCGAGCGAGATACGGATGCGTGCTCATCGTGGCTTCGCGAATCATCTGTGCGCCCTTGTCGGCGGCCTTGGACTGTTGCTGGCGCTGTAGCCGGGCATACTCTCGTGCCTGCGCGCGAGCCTTCTCCAGTAGCTTTGCGGCAGCCTCAGCGTCAATCTGAGTTTCGTCGTGCCATGTCGCACTGAAGTCGCTTGACCAGTCGCCGAAGACGGCAATCGTTGGCGTAATGAGACGACACCAACCAGAACGGTTGGAGCTACCTTTCCCAACGCCAGGGAACCGCATCCAGCGATCTGAGACGATTCGACGCGGTGGCGTCATTCCGGCGGCGGCAATGGCGTCCGTCAGCGTCACGCGGCGCGCCTCTTGTTATATGCAATCCGCATACTTTTGAGCTTTCCAATCAAAGCCGGGCTGACAGGTACATCAGGCGCCGATTCAAACTGGAAGGTGCGCGGCGGCTTTTTGCCGGCGATCTCCTGGAACTTGAACCAGCACCATCCGGCTTTCTTCTCGCTGCTCAGATTCATGCGAGCGTATGAGCAAAGCTGCGCCCACAGATCCGCTTCGTTCGCGGCAGCCTTACGCTTACCAATCATGATTTCCTGCATCTCCCCTGGGGTGGAGTCGATCAGGGTTTGGGTAGGTTTCTCGAAACCGCACGCGAGGCAGCGCTTCCGGAATGGCTTGCGCTTGCACTGGGGGCAGCCAGCCGGCTCAAAGTCCTCCGGCTCAGTCCGTGGTTTGCTATCCATCTTTTCGGCTGACGACAGTTCGCCGAATCCGTTGAAATAAACGTCAGTGAAGTCGTCATGGAAGCGCAATGCATTGCCCGAGTGATCCAGCAAGATGCAGTCGCGCTTTCCCGTCTCCGGCGATGACCGAAGTCCTCGGCCCCACATCTGGATGACTTCAGAAAGCGACTTGCGCAGTGGGCGGGCGTCGATGATGCAGCCGACATCCTTGACGTCGAAGCCTTTGGCCAGTGCTGAAACCGACGCGAGAATGCGGATCGAGGAGTCGGGCTTGCTGAACTCGCGCACGAGCTCCAGACGCTCATCGTCCGGTGTCTCGGACGTGTAGCAGGCTGCATTGACTCCGATTTCATTGAAGCGTCGGACCAACTCATCACAGTAGGCAATGTCTGCGCCGAAGGCGATCGTCTTGCGACCCTCTCCATGCTTCATCCACTCTGCAACCACATCGCCAACGATGGTCAGCTCGCGTTCTGATGCGGCCTTCGCCGTCCACTCACCGCCTGATGTCTTGGCACCAGCCATGTCCGGCGTGACACAGGTCAGGATGCGAAGCGGCACCAGAATCTCGTCGCGCGTGAGTTCATCCATCGTCGCCGCGTTGACGACATGTGAATAGAGCTTTCCAAGCCCTGTCGTGCACGGTGTGGCGGTAAGCCCAAGTACCGTGACTCGCTTGCTCTCCAACATTTCCGCCGCTGCGGCGTAAACCGTGTGGCACTCATCGAGCACAACGAGGTCAGATTCGGGCCAATAGCCACGCGCCTGGATCGTTTGGATGCTCGCGATCTGGAACGGCATCGAGTTGTCTCGACGCGGGTGATTGGCCTGGATGATCGCGTGACATGTAAGTCCGAGACTGTCCGCGACAGCACTGGTTTGATTGATGAGCGCCGTCCTGTCACACACGAAGGTAGTTCGTTTACCCTTCTTCAAGGATTCAAATATCAGCATCATCGCCGTGATCGTTTTTCCGGATCCCGTAGGCATCACTAGAATTTGCTGGCGATGGCCGGCGCGGAATCCTTCGCGCAACTGCTCAATCGCGCGTGACTGGCAAGCGCGTGGCTCAGGCATCACTACGGCAGAGAAGTCCGGCTCGAAGAGCTGCCCGTTCATGCGGCTTTGCCCTCCAGCGATGCGAGGCGGGCATGCAGGTTCTTGTTTTCCTTTTCGAGCCTGGTGACCTTGCGTTGCTCCGCTTGCAACATCTTTGTGACAGCTTCCTTCCCGCGCATGTAGCCGTCACGCGTCGTCTCTAGCACGCCGATTAGCGCGGACTGCTGCGCAATCTGCTTAACCGCCTCGCCCAGTTGATCTTCCGCTTGCAGGATGGCGTCGATACGTCGTTCGCGGTCTGCCTTCGCACGAGTCTCAGCTTGCTCAAGCGCCGCTGCTTCCTCATCGTCACTGATGTTCGGGAACTCCGGCTCGTCTGAATCAGGCTCGGTTGTGGGCGCTGTCGTTGCAGTTTGTCGCTTTGGCTCGTCAAAGACTGGGGCGGCAGGCCGGTCGTCGCCGGTTTCCTCAGTACCTTGCGGTTTCACAACTGAGACCGCCCCCTTTGGTGTAACTGCTTTCGGCTTGTCATCTTCTAGTGCCTGCCGAATCGATGAAATCGGAAGCGTGCTTCCGATTTGAGCTTGCTTAGTCGCGACCTTCATGTACGCCGAGGCTGAGCGCGGGGTGAATTCGCAGTTCTTTCCTACCCATGACTCCCAATTGCCATGGCCAACTTCTTCCTTCTTCGCCTTCAAAAGTTCACCGCACTTCACCGCCCATTCCACAGCGCTCTCGGCGGTACTGCGCGCCATGCGATGCGCCTCGTTGATGTTCTTGGCGGTCGGAACTGGGAGGTTTGATTTCATCGTGCTGATTCCAGAAATTGATCCAGCGTCATTCCGCCGCTAACTCTCATCGCGTCGAGTGCTTCGTCCGCGCGATCCTTCGCCCGATTGGCTGCATCCCAAACAGCCATGGACGCGACATCACCGGCGTGATGCCAGGTGTCTAGAACTTCTTCGAGGGTGTCGCCCTGTATTTGATGTTGTGAGTTCATCAGGGCTCAGACATATATTGCAGAAACTTCCGGCGCCGCAAGACCCTGACCGAAACAAATGCCGCCCGTTTCCAGGCGGCTAAGCGGGGGATCGCGAGGAATCGCATCGAACAACGACAAAACGGCCGAATTTGAGAGATTTGCCGAGTCGGGAAAGTTGACGTAGCAACTAGAGGAACCACGAGGGCTAACCCTGTGGATTGACCTACGTTGCGGATTTATTACAGGGAGAGTAGATATCGCTACCGCGGTCACTAAGTACTCAGCGAAAGAACACTGACCGCGATACGTAAGACTTTCGGGCTGCTGCAGACGGACGGCATCGCTTGTGGATACAGGCAGACTCATTTGCGTCCACCGAACATTCGAGCCATCGCCTGCTGCTCGACTTCGCGATCGTGCTTCAGCTGAGCGTTCTCTGCTCGGACTGCTTCTAACTCTCGTTCTAATTCCGACTGGTGCTTTCTCAACGACTGCCAGTCATAACCCAGCGCCTCAACCATCCACATCACTGGGATTTCTGTCTGCAGGATGTTCAGGATCTTCATCCAGCGTTCATCCTGCGGGTACCAGGCTGAACCACTCGTCATTCTTGAAAAAGCGCCCGAGTCGATTCCGGCTTGGTCGTATATCTGTTTGTCCTGAAGTCCCGATAATTTGCGCGCGAACTCAATGGAACTGTGAAGCGTGGGCAAGTTGCGAATCGCCGGAAGAACTGAAATCGCGTCCACGATCTGCGCTCTCGGCACGTGCTCCGCCGGTTTCAACACCGGTAGATCAAGCTGGCGCAAATTTTTTGACTTCATCTGACTGACCAACTTCGGGACAAATTTTTTTCGGGGGGCGATGATGAGCAGGACGAAACGGAACTACCCAGCCTTGCGGGTGGTTGACTTGACCGGCGAGTTAGTGGAACCGCGGAGATATGCCCAATCAACATCTGGACAGAGAGACTCACATCGCAACTTGCCGCGCGACTCGCGCTCGAGTGCGATCGCGAGCGATTCAGAACAAGAGCGTGAACCGTATGCGACGTTGCTTAGATGCCCAGCTGACGTACCACAGCGCTCGGCAAAAGATCGTCGATCGGCAACCGTCATCAGCTTCAAAAAGGATTTGAGGTCCATGACGGATTATCGCCATATGGTGTTGGATTTTGCAACACCAGTTGGTGGCTTCACCACTTGGTGTTTGGCGCGGGAGAATCTGGGTATGGATAAGCCACAGATTCGGCGAGAGAATTTGCGCCGTTACGTCACAACGCGCCTCAGCGGAAATAACTCCCGGCTTTCTCGAATCCTCGGAAACGAGTCGACGGGGTACGTGAACGACCTTTTGCGCGAGGGCTCAACAAAGAGCTTCGGAGAGAAGGTTGCTTCCAAGATTGAGGAGAAAATCGGTCTACAGCCTGGCCAGCTAGACATTCCCAACAGTCCATTGCTAATGGACGAGAGTAAGCGTGATCGCCTCGATGAGGACCTCAAGCAACAGATTGAGGGCCTGACGCGAGAGGAGAAGCTGCAGATCGCCGAGACGCTGAACGTGATCTACTCGAAACGTAAGCGATCGAGACGAGCGTAAACACCCGCCCCGCTTAACATAGCTGAATGAAAAGACCCGGCCACGAGCCGGGTTTTTTATGCCCTAAGTAAAACCACGATCAGTGGTCGCGCAGCTTCTCGCGCTAGGAGACACCATTTGGTGTTGACTTTCACCACCATGTGGTGTCCAATACGCTCCATGCCGAGCAAGCAACCCAAATTCCGAAACCGAGGCGAGAGCCAGCACTGGAGCCGCGTCCAGTCCGACCAGCTCGCGAGCTTCAACTTCTGGAGCAAGCGCAAGGTCAACGAGGACATGGCAATCCGACTTTGCAGTGAGCGAGCAGACAAAGCGCTGCTCGAGTACCGCCTCCGTGTTCGGCAGCAGTAACAAGAGGAAGGAGCCATGCCCCCCAAATCCGAATTCCGCATCAACGCCTCGTCGTTCCCACCGCGCGACGGTGACGACACGAGCGCCGTGCTGATCGGCCACGGCCAGATTGCCATTGGATTGTCGATTGCGCAGGCACGCGACATCGCGAATCGGCTGGCCCTCGCAGCTGACGATGCCGAGCTCAAGTTGCAGAAGTAACAGACACAGATCGGGAGTGCTACGTCCATGAACAACGAACTCAAAACGCGATGGCTCGCAGCTCTTCGTGGCGACGAATACAAACAGGTCGACACGCACCTGCGCACTGAGAACGGTCACTGCTGTCTCGGCGTGCTCTGTGACATCAGCGGCCTCGGTGAGTGGTCACAACAATCACCTGGTGACTACATCTGGTCGTTCACAGCCGAGGATGACCAGCGAACGTTTCTTCCGCCCACAAAGGTACTTGCTGAAGCTGGCCTAACCAGAGACGTCGCTGAAACATTGTCACACATGAATGACGAAGGGAAGTCGTTCGGCGTGATTGCCGACTACATCGAAGCCAACGTCTAGTCTCGCACAAATCAGGATCAGCTCACATGTGTGACTGCATAAGAAAAGCAAACAAAGCGCTGGCGGCCCACAACACCGCCATCGACTCGAAGCTGACATTCAGCGCCGATATGAAGAGCCAGGGCGAGAAACTCTTCGTCCCTACTCGGAAGATCAATGCCAAAGGTAAGCGACCGATGACCGTGTGGGCGAACTTCTGCCCCTTGTGTGGCGAAAAGTCCAAGTCCTAGAGCGCGCGATGGACATCAGCATCACAAAAGCTATCCAGGAGCTGGACTCGCTCATCGAAGAGATCGAGCGAGACGGTTTTACGACAGTGGATAGCCTTGACCTTCCTGTGTTGCTGAAGGCTGTCGCGGCGCTTGAGACATGCAAAGAGCTTGGCGGTCGATAGTCACATTCCCCTCAGAGAGCGAACGAACATGAAACATACACCGGGACCGTGGGCGTGGTTTGGATCACCGGACAGCCGGGGATTCTATCTGGCCACGACGCACAGCGGCCGTCGCTACGTGATGGACTTTGTCCGCATGGGCATGAACCGAGCGCAGCCACGGTTTCAGGTCAATGGCCTGATGGAGGATGGCAAGGACCTGTGCCAGTTCGAAGTGGCGCCCCACGTCATCGGCATCGAGGCCGCGAGGAAGGAAGGCAGCGGCGTGTATCGCAAAGACATCACTGGCTTTGCCCACCCGGACGCCAAGTTAATCGCCGCCGCGCCGGAGCTGCTGCAACTTGCGAAAGACCTGCTCGAACAGGTCGAGGACGAATGGCCTGGCTGTGCACTTGTCGAGCGGGCGAATCAGTTGCTTGCTCAGTTCGAGTAGTCACATTCCACGAACTAAGTTGGACCCTTTCAATTGGAGATAACAATGAACGCCGTAGTGAAAGAAGAACCGAGTTTCGAGGAAGCCATCAAGCTGCACTTGGTGGAGAACCGCCAGCAGCTCGTGAAGCAAGCAGTGTCGAGCGCGATGGAGCGCATGGCCGAGTCCATGAAGTACACCGCGATGGATCAGGCTCACAAGCAGATCACCGAATTCTTCAAGAACGAAGTCGGCCCCGAGGTTGAGAAATACCTCACGAGCCAGCGCGAGACGCTGATCGCCGCGATGATCGACACGATCAAGCGGGTCATGGAGGAAGGCTTGAAGAAACAGTCCGAGGAATGGCTGAAGGAAATGGCCAACCCTTACACCCGCGCCAAGACGATCGCAGCGATGCTGGGTGGCAAGTCCATTTAGAGCTTCGCAGGAGAAACGACGTGCTCGGAATTTACAAAGGCTCGCCCGCGATCTTCGACCCAGAGACTGGCGAGTGCGCGATTGTATTCCTCCGCAGCGCCAGCGGTTGGAGCAAGGCCGTTCGCCTGGCCGTGGAACTCTCAAGGGATTTGCAGTCATGAACATACCTGATCTGTACGACATCGCATTCAGTGCGCTCGAGCGCCGAAAGAATCCCCCCGTCCGCAGCAACCCCGGAACCGTTTTAGCTTCGCTCCGGCAGAAGGACGCTCACGCCGACCTCAGGACTGCAGAGGTCGGCACTCCTCCAATCCGCTTTTGGACCGTGAGATATGAGCGCGGTGGTCGCACCTTTTATGACCGAGTCGAGGCGCCCAGTTCAGCAGCGGCAGCCATCGTGGCACTGGCTCGCAATGCCGGCTCAGTGTGTGCGGAGGCAGTTTGTGAGATCAGCCGCGCCGAGTACGACCGCTTCAGCCGAAGGAGCCCGTGATGTTACCTCACATCATCACAAGCCAGATCGATGAGGCCGAGGCCAACGCTGCTGGCTTACGCGATGCCGCTGGTAATTGCAGCAAAGAGCAGCCGGCCTTACGCGCTCGATTACTGTCAGGAGCGCAGGCGCTTGAGAACGTTTGCAAGTTGGCGCGCGAGCTCGGCCTGGCGGCGGTCCTCAATCGCGACGCGATCATCAATCGGAGGGCGTCATGAGCACCGCCGCGAAGATCGGAGTTGTTCTCATTGTCTTAGCCATTGTCACTGCGGTTTGGTTGATCTGGCTTGGTTGTGAATGGGCTGCAAGGCAGGTGGCGTCATGAACGAACCGACATTTTTTAAGCCGCACGCGCTGGCAAAGGCTCCCATCGTGCGCGAGACCAGACTGATTCGGGACCTGACGATGCCGGACCGCGATTGGAGCGAGCTTGATGCGCCCGCCTGTGAGCGCCGCACGTCCAAGATTATTCGGAATGAGGTGAGCAATGAACGCTGTAGTTGAATCACAGGTTACGTTGCCGATGGAGGCTGCTGCCAGTCCGTACATGCGGACGATAGACGCCCTGCTCCAGCGTGGGGCTGACGTAGACAAGCTGGAGCGCCTATTCGATCTCCAAGTCGCCTGGGAATCGAACGAGGCCCGCAAGGCTTATATGTCCTCCCTGGCACGCATGAAGGCTGAACTGCCCATTGAGATCTTCAAACGGAAGAAGGTCGACGTACCTGGCGGCGCGAAATTCAAGCATGCCGAACTCGCCGACGTGGTCGACGCATGCTGTGCGGCTATGGGCAAGTTTGGATTCGTGCACCGGTGGATTCCGCGCCAGGAGGATGGCGCCATTGTCGTGAAGTGCATCGTGACGCACGAGCGCGGTCACAGCGAGGAATGCGAACTGCGCGGCGCGCCGGACGACAGCGGCCGGAAGAATGCGATTCAGCAGGTCGGGTCCACCGTCACCTATCTGCAGCGCTACACCCTGCAGTCGATCCTCGGCGTCGCCGCGAAGAACATGGACGATGACGGCAAGGCTGCCGGCAAAGCGCCAGAGGCCATCACCGACCCAGAAGGCTTCGAGAACTGGAAGGCCGATATGAAGGCCAAGGCTGACGAGGGACTTCAGAAGCTGACTGACACGTGGGGCAAATCCGATGCTGGCTTCCGCCGCCACGTCATCAAGCATTACGAGCAGTGGTGGGACGATCTGAAGGCCAAGGCTGTGCAGGCCGATAAGAAGGCCAAGCAATCATGACTCGCTTCATCGTCATCGACTGCGACCAGAAGTCTCCGGAGTGGTACTCGGCACGTGCCGGCCGGCTGACTGGGTCAGTCGCAAGCGACATGCTGACCAAGACCAAGAGCGGTGACTGGGGCGCAGGCCGGAAGAATCTCAGAGCGAAGCTCGTGCTCGAACGCGTCACCGGCAAGACGCAGGAATCAGATTTCGTCTCCCGTGACATGCAGCGCGGAATCGACCTGGAGCCCGAAGCATTTGGCGAATTCGAGGCGCTGACTGGTGTCATCCTTCAGCGTTGCGGCTTTCTTTCCATGGGTGAGGATTACGGCTGCTCGCTCGATGGATACCTCGGCGACTTCGAAGAGCTCGTCAGCATCAAATGCCCGAACGATGCCAACCACATGGCGTACTGGACGGCGGGAAAGAAGATCCCGAAAGACTACTTCGATCAATGCCGCCATGAAATGTGGCTGACGGGCGCCAAACGTCACCACTTCATGACCTACAACCCGAACTTCCCGGAAAAGCTCCGAGTGTTCTACGTGACGATGGAGCGCGATCAGTTCGACTTGCTGGCCTACGAAGAGGAAGCGGCGAAGTTCATGGTCGAGGTTAAGTCCGAGACCGAGAAGCTGATGAGGCTGGCAGCATGAGGTACAGCACTGTCGGCGGTCCACGGAGGGTAACTGACGAGCAGGTCCGTCGCATCCTTCAGTGGAAGTCGTTCAGAGAGTGGGTCAAGGAAGTCGGCGTTTCCTACAGTCATGGAAACAAGATTCGTAACGGTCATTTCCGGCACAAGAAGAGATCGCCATGAAAGGTTTCATTCGCAAGACGCTAACCGGCTGGGTGCCCGCTGACGATCAAGCGCGGCATATCCATCAGCGCGAGAAACTCAATCAGATCTATCGCGCCGACATCGTTCAGCCTCGCAATTACCGTCATCACTGTTTGTTCATGGCATTGCTGGATCTCACCTTCGCCAATCAGTCGAAATATGTCGACGACTGGGCTTTTCGAACTGCCGTTGCGCTTGAGGCCGGCCACGTTCGCCAGTTTGTAACTTTAGACGGTGAGATCCAGCTCGTTCCGCTTCGCTACAGCTACGACGACATCCCTGACGAGCAGGACTTCGGCAAAGCTTTCGGCGCGGCAATGACAGTATGCGCCCGGATTCTGCGCATGAATGACTTGGATGAGCTTGAGGCGGAAGTCTCGCGCTACGCCGACGAACACTACGGACGGGCCGCCGCATGAATCTGCGCAAGCTCGCCGAGCATCAGCCTTGCTACTTCCGACTGTTCCCATTCTGCAGGGTCGAGACCGGAAATGTATCGCTGTGTCACTTCCGAACAGGCGGGACTGGCGGCACTGCGCTCAAGCCGCCGGACATCTGCGGTGCTCCTGGCTGCGCTTACTGTCACGCCGTGATCGACGGTCGCACGAAGCAAGACATCTACAGCGAGGAGCAGCTTCTGGCCGAGTGCCATAGAGCACACAACCAATGGCTCGAATGGCTGTGGAAGAGAGAAATCGTAGTTGTGGTGTTAGCCGCATGAAGGCTGACTGGTCATGGAAACCCGACGGCAAATTCGTTCAACCGCCACCAGAGCGCAAGCGACGCAAGCCGCGATGGTTGAAGCGCGTACTGGCAGCGAAGAAAAAGAAGGAAAGCTCCAAATGACAGAGCAACGCACACCCGACTCCTGGAGCATGCCTCGGTCAGCTCACCAGGTTAACGCCAAAGGCCGATGGATTGGCGAAGACCTTTTTTGGGATATCGATGGCGAAACGATCAGCGATGCTGAGTTGAAGCGCTGGTGCAGAGCGAACCTACCCGAGCAGTGGGCGCGAGCAGACGTGATCGTTAACTATCACATCGCAGCCTACAAACACCGCCGCGATGCCATCAAAGCCTACCTGCAGGAACGCGTATGACCGAGCAAGTCCCTTCTGAGGAACTAGTCTCGCTACTAATTGCGTCAGCATACGCTGCCTATTGCTCGTCGCTAATCGGAGGCCCGCCGATCGCGCATCAGCGATTCCAGTTCTTCAAGGAGTTCAAGCCAGGCGACTTGGTCATGGAAGTCAG